TAATCAGAGACTCAGAATCATCAGATCCAAACGTCAGATCGAAAAAACTGGTGCTAAATACAAATAATGATGAGGCACAAACTTCGACTGCTGCTTCTTCTTCTTCGGCAGAAAAGAAACAAAATAGCACTGGTCGCGGAGTCCCGTCTGGTCAAGGTGGAGCTGGTATAGACGAATAATAAATCAATGAAAAACAGAGATCTAAATATATTCTTTACTAAAAACACAGACACCAAAGACATATCATTTGTCACCGGAAATGCAGCTATCATTCAGTCGATCAAGAATATAGTTCTAACTAGATCCGGAGAAAGACCATTCAATAACTATTTTGGAACTGGTGTTTTGGATTTACTGTTTGATCAACCATCTATAGCTTCTCTTGCATTTTTACAAAATGATATAGCAGATCGATTGAATTTTCTAGAACCTAGAATAATTGTACAGGGAGTAAAGATTGTATACCCAGTTTTAGATGAGATAAATACTGATGCCAGAGTGAATATACGATTTATTTTGAACAATTCACAAACAAACGCACAGGAACAAACCGTATCAATAGCGGTAAATCAATAAATGGCACAAATTAATTTAACAGAACTAGACTTTGAACAAATACGAACATCTCTTCGCACATACCTGCAGAAGCAAGATACCGTAAAAGATCTTAATTTCGAAGGATCTGCTGTTAATTTTCTTCTAGATCTATTGGCATACAATACTTTATATTATGCACATTATGCAAATATGATTTCTGGTGAATGCTTCTTGGATTCTGCACAGCTAGAAAAGTCCATCATCTCCCTAGTAAAGCCACTTGGATACGTTGTACCAACCAAAACTAGTGCAAGAAGTAGAATACAACTTCAAAATGTCACAGAGTTTAGACCATTGACTATACCATACTCGGTGAGCGTTAGTGGTAAAACTCCCGAAGGAGCTGATTATCAGTTTTGGAATATTGACAGCATTCCATCGCTTGCGAGTACTCCTAATACTACTGAGTATTTTTCAATTTATGAAGGATCATATGTGTCACTTAGTTACGGTGGTGATGGTTTTGATTTTCCAGATCAGAAAATTCTAATTGCGGACTTGAACATTGATATACAGACTCTTAGAGTTTCTGTGCGTAGAGCAGCAGATACTAATTATGTCTATTGGAAATTTTTAGACACTTATAGTGGATCGTCTGTTGCAGATTCTTCTAATTTATACACAATTGAAAGAACCTCTTCTGGATTTGTTGTTAAATTTCAAACTACTTCTAGTAGCACTGCAAATCTGGTAGGAGGAGATATAGTAAAGCTGGAATATCTCTCATCTAATGGCTCTAATGCTAATACGGCATCAATATTTACTCCAATTGTAATTCCTAATCCTGGCGTTACTATAGTAAATAATGTGCCATCATTTGGTGGATTAGATGCTCCAGATTTAGATGAAGCTAAACGTATTGCACCATTAGTATTTTCTGCACAACAAAGGCTTGTTACTAAATCTGACTATTATGGATTTCTTGCTCAGCTGGGTTATTCTACTGATGTTAATGTTTGGGGTGGTGAAGATAATTCTCCTCCAATGTATGGAAGAGTGTTGTTTTCGATTGGAGATATACGCGCAGGCAATAACCCCGAAATTAACAATATTATATCTTTGATTAAAGAGAGATCTATTATAACAGTACTGCCTGAATACGTTCCACCAAGCGCGTTAAATGCATCCTTAATATTAAATGTAAATTATAACAAAGACACTGTAGTTTCTGATCCAACAACAACAGTTCAATTAATCAAACTTAAACTGGAAGAATTATATCCAACAGGTGGATATAATAATTCTTTAACAACAACAGAAATAGAGAATGTAGTTAAATCCTTTGATGGATATAGCTTAAGAAATATAGATGCCTTAAAGTTATTTGTGCGAGTAGCTCCATCTACAAATGTAGCTACTCTTAATTTTAAAAATAGAATTACACAAGGAACAAATATTAATGATGTTGGTACTGGATTATTTTCTTCAGAATTTAGTAGTCCATATTACACACAAGGTCTAGTTACGATTAGAGATAAACCAATCATATTTACCAACACACAGACCCCACCACGCATTGGAAAATTAAAATTATATGCACAAGATGCTACTGGAGTATATTTAGATTTAAATGCTATTGTTGGAGATATAAATTATAAAACAGGTGTAGTTACAATAACTCCAAATATTGCTTCAGAATTATTTACTGTGTATGTAAATCCACAAGATAAGAATAAAATAATAGCAAAAGATGAAGTATATCTAAGATTAGATGTCACCGCACCAACACCACTGCCAATATAATGCTACTACCATTAATTAACAAATCTCAGACTGCGCCAACTGAAGAAGTTAATCAGTCAGGTGTTCCTTTTTTAAAGTTTCTTCAAAATTTACCGACACCAACTGTAGAAGAATCGTATTGTGCATCTCCGCTCAACATACAGAGCCAGCTTCCATTTTGGATAAATCAAAATTATGGATCAAATGATGGTGAGCAATATTTAGTATCATTCTTACAAGCATATTATAATTGGATGTATTGTGGATTTAAAAAAGAAGACATAAATCTAACTCCATATGATATAGAAGAATTATTAAACATAGATTTAGTTCCAGATATATTTCTTGATGAGTATGTAAAAGCATACGCTCCATTTATTACTCGTGCTGCAATTCTTCCAGCAGATAGACAAAATCTTAGAAAGTTTTTACGTTCTATTAAAACAGATTTTTTAATCAATAAAGGCACAGAAAATTCATATCGTTATTTGTTAAAAATTCTGTTTAATGTGTCAAATGTTACTATTGATTATCCTAAAAAATACTTAATGAGAATGAATGGCGGTAAGTATTTTGGTCTATCTTGGAATATTTATGGAGCTACTGGGATAATTGATCTACCAACTACTTTTGATCCAGGTGCTACTTTTGGTTCTGGTATCATTGGTGGTAATGCTGGATATAACACAGACAATCGTCCTAATCTATTTGGTGCAGCATTAAACGAAGCAGTTCTGCCTGATGATTATTTTTGGCAAGAATATTCATATCTTCTAACATCAGATGCACCAAATGATGATCTTATAACATATAAAGATACATTACTTGCAGGAGCACATCCTGCAGGTATGTTAGGATTCTTTGAGCAATATATTGCTTTAGAGGATATAGACACTGGAGCAGATGATAATGGAGATGGTATTCTCACTAACGCAAATAGCGAACTGCCGGTTATTGGAAGATATTTATTGATGTATCCAGGCATTACATTTTCGAACCAACCATATACTCAATTAAACACTCATTACTTCTATAACACCTTTGATATTGCCAACGCATGCACAGCAGTAAAAGATTACAACTGTTATTGTTGTAACAATAACTGTGATCCAGCTGGAATTTTGCAAGATATTCCTCAACACAAATTACCAGTTTGGGATTTGGAAGTCCAAATTTCTGTTCGGGGTAAATCCTTGGGTGATATGAAAATTGAAGATTTTATAGAATTAAGCCCCTATGAAATTTCTGTAACAAATCCTAATATTTCACTGGGAACTTGTACTACTGCTGATTGCGCTACTTGCCCATAAAAAGATAAACATGACTACAAAAAATCAAATAAAATCATACACAGCCGCAGTTACGAAAAAAGAAATGACTAATTTTTTTGTATTTATGGGTGGTATTTCTACCACAAACACTACTGTGGATGATACTGACATTTCCCTCGTAAGTAGAATTACCCAAGATGAAATTTCTATAGTAATTCCACGAGTAAATTGGTCTTACAATAGACAGTTCGAACCGTATTATTTTAATTCGTCGGGAGAAAACACATACTGTTACATCAGCGCAACTGATTTGGTATATCTGTGTGTTGGAAAAAATCAACCAACAGGACTACTCGGAGAAGCTCAGTTTCTGTCAACTGAGCAACCATCACACTATACTGGAATACAAGCATACTCTGATGGTTATGTTTGGATGGCTTTATATAAGATAGATTTTTCTTTAAGTAAGTTTTTAACAGAAAGTAGTCTACCTGTTAGTAACTTGTATGAATTTACAACTCAGACTACATCTGGCTCTTATACTTCCAAATATAATTCGGTTTGTTCTGGTGGAGCAGGTATATCTGGTTCTTGTTTTTTCTATTACAATGAAGATACCATTGATCCATTAACAGAAACTATACGTTCTAAAGGAGATTTAGTTTCTGGAATTGGTTCATCGGATTGGCTCTGTTCGTATTGCCATTCTGTTGGAGATTTGCTTGGATATAAATCTATACACATAAATTACTTATCATCTCCTTCTGTTATATTACAAAATCCAATAGATGAATTATCTACTAAATTTTACTCAGGGGATTTAGATACAAACAACAAGTACTTTATTCAATATAATAATTACATCTATGCTCAGAATTTAAATAAAGGTATTGTTTATCTTCATCTAGATGTCTCTTCTCTTTCTATTGAAGATAGAGTACTTTCAACTCCAACTGCTGAAATAACCATTCTAGATCCATTAGGAATTGGTGCTCTTGCTAACATCACAACCTATTACGATATACGAAGAAATGCATTTATTGCAAATGGTGTTACTCTTAGAGCGTCTGGTTCTAACTATGTGAATCCTACCTTTAATATACCAGCTGCAGTCAACACCAATTTAAGAAATGCTTTGAATACTGTTTTAATGCCAGATATAGCAGATCCTTCGACTTTTTTACCGACACCAAAAGTATTAGTAATTAAACAAATAACTAAATCTACACTGGATACTATTGGAACAAATCAGACTTCATTTTCTAAAGTTGGAATACTAAAAAATATTACCACCGCCGCTAGTGTAAATCCACTTCTTAACACTCAACCAAATCAAGCTATAAATGGAAGAATGACTACTAAAGTAAATGTGGTTCCAAAAGTATTTGGTCCTGGACAAGCAGGTGTTCCAACTCCTACAGGAGAACCTAGTGTTGTTTTTATCGATACTAGTACTTCTACCGCTGTAATTAAAACATCAGATACACAAGCAACCTCATCTGATTATGAATCTAAGATTGTTGCATTTACAGAAATTCGTGATGCAGGAAATGTATTAATTGGTGGCTCTATAGAAATATCGGGAGTCGATGAGTTATCATTCCAGGAATTATTTAAGTCTACAGATATTTTAATAAGTGGAATTACATACGAAGTTGATGAAGTACTCACTCCTGATTATAAGCTAAATACCATTGACTATGTTACTACAAAAACACTAAATAATAATATAGTATTCGATACTAGTACTGGCTCAGAACCCTCAACAAAGATTTCATTCTTACTATAAAATGGCAACAGAATACACTATAACATATCCAACAACTCATCCAGATTTTTCTGTTCCTGGCTTTGGTAAAATAGACTTTGGTTCTGCTTCAGATGGAGCATATTCTGATGGATATAAGATGATTGCATTTGAGCCAGGAAAAATTCTTCAAGCACAAGAGCTGAACGAGATTCAGTTTCGAATGAATGTACATCAAACACTTACTATGAAAATGGTATCTAATTGGATGAGTACTATTGTATTGGCTGGAACACAAGATTCATCTGGTCCTGGTTGGGATGGTGCAACACCAATAGATCCTAAAATGATAACTGTGTCTTCTGATGCTATTTCTATTGGGTTTCAAGACTGGTATCTGTGTAAAGCACGATCTTCTGGTTTATTCTTTTGGTTATACATCGAAACTGATGCACGTCGTGCTAATTCTGCAGCAACTCTTTTAAGTGATATTCCATTAAATTCCTATATTGGTTTTGTATTAAACACAAGCGCAAGTGGAACATATACTGGGGAAATCGTTGACTGCGACACAACAGGTCTAAATGGAAAACATCAGTTGCAAGTTAAAAATACATCAGTATGTGGTTCTTCTAGATATTACCTAAAGATAGTAGATATTACAATTAGACAAAATAATAATACCAATGATTTTGCTGCAATTGCACAAAAAAGATCCGATGGTATGTACTTCTTAAATAACATAAAAGTAGAAAGCGCAGTCTAAAATGGCAGATTTTGTTGATATAGGCGAATTAAATTTAGGAACCACGTTTGGTGGTTGGTATAACAGAAATAATGTTATGATTCAACGGCTTAACGCACTGAATGTTGCAAGCATTACGGGTGGAGATGGAATAATAGTATCACCACATACTTCTGCAAATGGTGGTTACACACTAACCATAGCAGGCAGTGTTAGTAGAGACATGACATTTAATAATGTCACGGTTACTGGTAATCTGGTTTCTAACTTTGCAGGAGCTGTTTCTGGAACGACTATAATCTTGCCTGCAAACACTGGTGTTACTGTTGGAAATATTGTATACATCGATTCTACTGGTAACTTAGAAAAGGCATTAGCAGACGATGAATGCACAGCTGAAGTTGTTGGTATTGTTATAGGATTTACTGGTGGCAGTGCTCAAGTTGCCACTACTGGTAGAATCAGTGGTTCATCTATTATTGAAGCATTCACAGGAACTGTTGGTGCTACTCTACAGAAGGGTGTTGTTTACTTTTTGAGTGGTGGTGTCTCTGGTGCTGGTACAACACTTGAGCCTGATGTAACTTCGTATGTTTCTAAACCAATGCTTCTCGGATTAACGGGAGACAGTGGTTTAATTCTTCCATACCGTGGATTTATTGCAACAGAGGGTACTCTTGGAAATACTACAGTGATACAGGGTGTATGTGGTGGTGCTGGAGTATTGAGTGTCAACGGATTGACTGCTTCTATTAATTTAGGTCCGGGTGGGCAGGGAACCGGAACAATTAGAAAAACTACTGGACATATACATGCTGTTAATGAAATTAAAATAAACAATAAAGGATTTGCTAGAAGTTTTATCATAGATGATGGTAATTATCGAGCAAAGGATCCCGGAGGAATTCATGGTATTCCTTCAGTATCTAAAATAATAACTGAAACCAATCCTAGTACTACTACAATTACAATAAATAAAAATCCTAGTAATGAATTATATTTATCTACATTAGGAACTATTGATGATGTTTATATATTACACAGAATACGAATAACAGCCAAAACAAACCCAAGCATTAATATTAATTTTATAATTAAAAAAGCATATAATAATGTTGGTTCATCAAATTACATAGATCATTTTAGTACGACTGCGGGAAACTTTACTCAGTCTTATATTGAGTATAGAATGAAAAATTATGCAATATATCCAGGCGAATCGTTCGTGTATGGGGGAGTTTTATCAGTTGCGGCAGCAACAGGATTGGCGAGTGTTAACGCACCACCAGACGCAGCAATAGTAGAAACCCCAGCTTCTCATCTGTTTACTCCACATCTGCGTTTACCGTATGGTGGAACCACTCCACTTGCCACTGCTGGAATAACTGCAAGTACCGTTTCAGGTGTGTTAGATTCGTCTGGTGTGTACCCAGTCATTTATAGTAAATTAGCTGCTAATTATACACAATCTCCGTTAGGATATAATTGGACAGATGGAAATCACCGAGTATATGCATGGAATTTTAATTCAGTAATACTCAATACTCCAGCAATTTCTGGTTATCTCAAAACTACAGCTCAAGCTGTAGATTATGTTAGTACTGATACTAGTGGATATACTTTAGATAGTTCTATATTGGGTTGGAATGCACAATTTGGAGCAATTCCAGAATGTGTATTCATATCATTTCCTTCACTTGACGCCATGATCACAAATCAAAATGCAAATCCAACTCCAACAGAATTACATTCTGCTTTGGAAGTATATAAGTACAATCCAACAACCGGAGTAACAGGACCTATAATGATGATTACAAAAGATTTTACATATTCTTCAGAATACACAAGTTACTCCGGTACTGCTGTTACTAATAATGGATCTGCATAACATGACAACTAATAATCTAATCATAAACGGTAATTTTGATCTCTGGCAAAGAGGTACTACATTTTCTATTCCATATGATGCTGACTACTCAAATATAGGAAAAAGTGGAACAGAATATACTGCTGAAAGTAAAAAAGTAGCAGATAGATGGTATGTTATTGATACTCAGAAACGAACAGCTGGAAGTACTGGATCATTATCAATATATCGAGAAGCATTTAATTCTTCAGAACCAGAATTTGCGCTTTCTTCATATTACTTAACCATAGCTAATAGTATAACAGCTATAACAGGTGGTTTTATCTATGTCGAAAATAAACAAGCAAACTGTAATATAGTTGGTGGTAATGTTTTAAATCTTTCTTTTTCTGCAAAGACCACCGGAATAACTGGAACAACTATGGCTTGTTATTTCAGACAAGCTGTAAATCCAGGAACTTATGAATTCTCTAATACCAATGAAGTAGTAACAGTATATGAAACTTGGCAAAATTATTCAGTAACTTTAAATCCACAGTTTGTTGGTAACTTAGGAGTTTCTGGTGATCATTACTTCTCTGTCGGCTTTAAAGTATTACCAAATACTCAAATTAGCATTGCCAAAGTTGGTTTGAATTTTTCTGGTATCTCTAACCAAAGAGTGACAACCCCAGAGGAAGAAAAGAAATTACAAGAAAAGTATTACTACACTTCATACACGCACCAGACTTCTCCGGGTACTATTACTCTGTCTAAAGATACCGGAAATAATGATGTAACTGCAATTAACTTTACAGTAACTCCAAACTATAGCTACACACATAAGTTTGACATTCCGCAGTATAAAACTCCAACAATCACTCTGTATTCACCAAAGAGTGGAACTGCCAATGATGGATATAATAAATCTGCATTAACAGATATGAGACTAACATCTGGCACTCGCGGATGGAATAATACTACTAGATTTTCTCCAACTGGAGCTGCTACTCTGACAACTAGTGGCAATACATATGGTGTGATATTTAGTGTTGCAAGTGGTGCAGTAATTTTTGATGATATTTTAGTTCACATGGTAGCAGACGCAGACATAGACCCTAGTCCATATGACAGAGGTCTGGAAACAACGACATAAGGAACATAGATGCCATCTTGCACGAATAACTCCATAATCTCAGGAATAATTGTTGGTTCTGTTGATTCGATCAGTGGAAGACGATTATCATTCCAACAGCAGACAGATACTAATTGGGATCCAACTATAGTCGCTGGAAATGTTATTCGCTATGACGTTGATGCTGGTAAATTTACTCAATCTATCTCAAACCCAAACTATAATGGTACAGATCCAGCAGATTTGTCTTTTGCTGAAGTTGTTGGAATTGTTGAATCCATCTCTGTTACTGAGGGTATCACATATGCAACCGTTGTTACGCACGGATTAATTAATTATCCAAATTTAATGTCCACCATAGCTGGAATTTCTGCTACTGAAGGAGGAGCTGGTGGTACTGATATATTCTTTCTAAGCCCAGATGTTCTTGGTGGTATAACATATGGTCTGACAGAAACACAAGGATATATTGTAAAACCTATTCTTCAAGTATGTCCAGTTTCGGGTGGTGACTATAATTCTATAGTTGTAAATTATATTGGATATGAATCCTCATTATCCGAGTTTGCTGCAGCAAGATCTTCTGAGATTAGTATCGGTGCGATACAAGTTGTTGATTCCGCTTCTATCGTTCCTGATGGTTGGGTTGATACTAGCTCTCCAGAATTTTTATCAATAACCGAGTATCCAGAAGCATATGCAACATATGGAAATTCATATGGAACTCGCGAGAAGTTATATGTAAATGGTTCATATTCGTTTGTTGCTGCTCTTGCTCAAAAATCAATAAGACCAGTAAACCCACAAACAAACAAAGGAATTGGTTCATATTCTTCTATTGTGTCTGTCGATACAACAGATAATTCTATTATTGTAGAACATACAGATTCCAATGCTACATTATGGAAATCTAATTACACAGTTTATCAGATATCTGAAGCTGTATTGGGTCTAAGTAAAGTAGCAGTTACATCCGGAGCAATAATAGAATTTAAGACTCCTCAGATTCAGACAAACATTCAAGCTACGGCTAACATAACAGGTCAATTATCTACATTCACAACAAAGACATTGATTCGAGTTAAGAAAGATAATGTAGTATCATACTTGCCACAATACATTTCATTCGCTAATGCAACAGTAAAGGGAGTACTAGCCACTCCAAGTTTTGCAAATGTTGATAGCACATTAGTTTCTCTGGAATCTAGAATACAAGCACTAGAGCAAATATTAGGAATTAGTTAACATGCCTTCAATTCGTGGTAGTAGTCAATTCCGGACAATAAAAGGAATTACCATATATGGAGTTACTGGTAGTACAGGACCGCAAGGACCTCGTGGGAATGATTACTACGGCAATACTGGTGCTACCGCATATAACATTATAACCGGAATTACACTTTCTGGATATACTCTTATATCATCATTCAGTAATGGAATAACTCGTGCTGCTTCTGGAAAACTATTAGGAATAACAGGAAGTACAATTGTACTGGTTGGTGGTATAACTGGTTCTACTGGAACTGGTTTTGTCTTTGTTGGAGCTTCTGGTAATACAGAAATCACTCTAAGAAAGCTTCGTGGTAGTACTGGATTTAAATCATTGGTGGGAATTACTAATGATGCTGATACTATAACAATAACTGTCGATAGGTATGATGGTGGTTATAGCCTGAGCTTTGGGGATTTTAGTGAAATCATTGCAACAAATTCTTCTGGAAATCTTGTTGGTGCTACATTAGGATCTGCTAGGTATGGAAATGTAAGTGATATTGTTAGAATTAATAAGGCAAATGTATTTGAGCATGCCAGAGGAGCTAATCAGAGTGGTGCTTTAAGCACCGATATTGGTTCTGATGTTGCAGCTTCCGGTAGTCTTTGCAATATATTCATTGATGTAACTTCGGAATTTATCGACAGTACTAATAGATCAAAAGCAAAAACTATTGCATTAGATGTTTCTAAGTTTAAACCGAACATAATAGATCCAGTACGATATACTATAAATTTCAGCTTACCACCAAAATATCAAACTGCATTTAGTTTATTTATTACTGGAGCTACAGGAGATGGATCATTTCTCAATACCGCATGGAGCAATAGTATAAAATGGCCATTGACCAAACCACCATGTTTGATAAGTGGTGAATCCCATCTTCTTCACTTTATATCAGGAAATGATGTTTGGTATGGGTATATTTTTGGTCAGGGTATTGGATCTACTGGAAAATATTTTTGCTTAGGAGATACTCCACCCAGTACAACAGCATCTCAACTTAATATATTAAATTTTTATTCAGGAATAACTGGAGCATGTTGTTTAGGTAATTCTTGTAACATTTCCACACAAGAAACCTGTATTCAAAACTCTGGATTTTTCTCCGGAGCTGGTACAACTTGTGGCACAATTGGTTCAACGAGTGTATGCACAGAATCTGTTGGAGCATGCTGCATTACAAATTTGGAAGATGGAAATCAATCAAGTTATTGCATTGACAATATTTCTCCAAATGCTTGCATATCTTTAAGTAACGATTCAATAAAATCTATATTTTCTGGATTTAATACTACATGTCGAGATGTTGATTGTAGTAATTCATCTAATGATCTTGGTGCTTGCTGCGACGGTGTAGGAGGTTGTAATCAATTAACAAAAGAAGAATGTATTATTAATGGTGGTAGTTTTAGTGGAAGAGGAATACTTTGCTATTCTGAGAACACAAATCCAATATGTTCCAGTGGTAGTGGTGCATGCTGTACGCCAACTGGAATTTGCACACAAACCACTGCTGAACTTTGTTTAAGTTCTGGCTCAAATTACCACGGTAATGCAACAACCTGCGCGGGTATTACTTGTTCCTCATATCTCAAGTGTGGTGGATTCCTTGGAGTCTCAGTACGACCAGGAGATATAATTGGTGGTGGAATGGTTGTTGGTCTATATAATCCCAAGTCATCTAAACTTCTTGGTGGTTCTCATGCTTTTTCTAGACACGGAAGTACTGCCGATTTCATCTATGGTGGAGAAACATTAGCAAACTATTATCAGAGTGAAACTGATTATATTGGTTATGGAATAACCGGAGAAGGCTGCGATGTTCTACTTAATACTGATGTAGATTCATATTATGTTATAGTTTCTCTATACCCAGCATCATTGAATACTGCCGGAAAGTTTGTAAATCCAACAGAAACACTGGCAGAAACAGAAACTTTTCCTTGGTATGGACCTGGAGTAGCATGGGGTCCTATATTAGATTTAACCAAATACAAATATGCAGAATTTACATATTTGGATAAACGATATGATGCATCATATTTACAATATGGTGAAGGATATTATGGCATAACCGGAGAGTCGTTAAATAACATTAAATCTGTTACATTCCAGACATGCTATTCTTCTAGATTAAATGGAGCTGATCCGGTTGCTAGATTATTTACCAGAAGTGCAAAGGCATCAAATGGTTTGTGGAATAGAAATTGGGGAATATACAACACCATTCGTATGATCTCTGCAGACAATGCACACTATATCAAATTATCAGTTTCTCCATACTTCAACTATAATGAATTCAATTCTGGAGTAACCATGTCTGCTGTTCGTGCT